GTTTACCACTTTTAAATTCATACATTACACGCCCTCTTTTTCTTTTAACTTATCAAAATACCACTGCGCTTTTTTTAAATCCTCAGCACCGTTTTTTTGCTTATAACGCCATTGATATTTTAATATGTTCCCGCGTAAAAATCCGATAAATTCTTCTTTGGTTAGCATAGATTCAATTGCGTCAATACATTCAACATTGCCGCTGCTATAGTGCGCTGGTGAGTTTACGTTTTCTTTTTGCTTGTTTAGGTGTTTGATGACGTTATCTAATCGAACAGGTGAACATTCAACAGGTGGCGGCAATTCTTCATAGCTTGTCAATGTGTATAAATACGCATTGTCTATTCTATCAACAGATTTATGCACAATGCCTTCTTTGATTAACTTTTGAACCTTAAATTCCACTTGATGTTGCTTTAAATCTGTTAATTCAGTGATTTCGCGCATTGTCATGCCTTGACGGTTTCCGCGCTGGAGAATTTGCTGGATCATTTTTTAATCTCACTAAGTTGATATGGGTGGCAGGTTAAATTCCATCTGCCTGCAAATTGCAAATTTTTTAACGCAAAATCCTGTCTAACCGCCGCGCTTTCGCATGAAGCCTTATCTGCGAAATCGATTGTTGATTGTGTAAGCTCACCGTGAGTGGTTACAGCGATAATTAAAATATAAGCTGTTGTTGCAATCATTTCCCTGTACTCCCAAAGCCACTCTCGCCACGCTCAGTCACTGCGCTAAATTCTTCAACTTCTTCAAATATCGGACGCAATACAGGCACAAAAAACATTTGAGCAATGCGCTCGTTAGGTTGGATTCGATAACTATCACCATGTGTCATGCGCAACTTAACCATAATTTCGCCTTGATAATCACTGTCAATTACGCCAACCGTGTTCATCAAACCAACGCCATAATTAAACCCTAGCCCACTACGCGGAACAATCAAGCCAACAACAGACTTATCAGCAATATGGATTGAAATGCCTGTAGGAATTAGCACGGGCGTTTCTGGTGTTAAAAGCATGGTTTCTTCAATACAAGCGCATAAATCAATAGCGGCTGCGCCTTCAGTTTGAAATTGCGGAATAACCGCGATTGGTCTTACTTTTTTTATCTGCATAATGTCATCTCCCATTGTGTAGGCATGTCGCCAATCCACGTTTTTAAAAATTCCCGTGCGGTTTTATTTCCGCGCTGGCTTTCTGATAAGTTAATGCGCTTAATTTGTATGTGCTCAATTCCTTCATCATCAACAACCAGCCTTCTACCAATCATGTCACCGCAGTATTTAGCAAACTCTTTTTTATCATAAAAAAACACTCTCCAATTTTTTACAATGCGCTCAAATCGTATTGCATTTCTCATGCGATAATTAACCGTTTGTGGCGATAAACCATGCTCAGTAGCAAAGTCTAAAACGGTCTGTTCATCTTCATTAGGGTGGCAAACAACGATGTTATTAATTCTAAAGTTATAATTATCGCCATCTTTAAAAACAACAGCATCTTCAAAACTTGGATAATAACCATGTGAAAAGAAAACAGCCATGCGCCATGCGGTAAAGTATTTTTTACCGTTTTCTTTTTTAACGCAAATGGTGGCTTGCCGATTTGCGTAGTTAAAAGACAATGGCTTGTCAGGCGTTCTTTTTCGGTAAAATGCGCCTGTTCCACCGCAATAAATAATATTTTCTTTTATACTTTCCAACTCTTTTAGTGAAACTTTTAAATCTCTTTTTATTGGTTGCACCATGCTATTACCTTTGATGTTCAATTTTTAAATCAAAAATAGGGCGTATTTCATGACAACGATCACACTCCCTAATTCCTCTGCTTACATATTGCCGCCATGTTTTATGCTGGCAGTTTGTTGTGCTTGGCGTTGGTGTTACCTTCTCAACTGGTTTAATTAATGCCATAGCCATATCCCCGCTAATATGAGTGCTAATACATAGAATATTAATGCTGCAATGTCGTCAATCTCCACGCGCGTACTCCACCATAAAACAAACTATTAAAACAAAAATGCCAGTCCAAAAAATTAACTCAGCCATGCTTACGCTCCTCTCTAAATTTTGCTAAAATAAATTGAATATCAATGGTTTCTTTGATACTGCGTAACTTTTGACGCTTCAGGCTTTTACGTTCTTCTTTTAATTCATTAAGCCTGTTAATTAGGTGTTCTTCTAATGCAATCTGTTTCATCTTGCCACCATATCACCAGCAACATTGCGTTGCATCTCATAAACAGTAAAAATCTTGCCATCTCTTAAAACAAACTCGCCAATATTTGTTTTAATGATTTCATAATGATGTCTGTGTGTTGCTGCTATTGTAATAAAGCAAAGCAATGCGCCAATTGCAAATGAACAAATAGCTACCCATATTAAGTCGTTTTTCATTTTATTCTCCAATGCCATGTGCTTTTTCTATTGCTCTGACAAACTTAAAATATGGATTATTATCAATGTAACCATACTCGTTTAAAAATCCATAGGCGGAACAATCATCATCATCATTTTCAACATGGTCAAAAGCAAATCCTGCATTATATCCAATGTTGAAAATTTCATCATCACTCAAAGGATCACGTTTTTGTGGTGCTAGGTAGACAGGAGTAACATCTGTAACGTTATGCCATCTTATGTAAGGCTTATCAAAGCTAAACACTGTTTCAATATCTCCATAACAATCTTTCTGCTTGTATAGATAACCAACATTGTTATGTTTATGCTCAATTTTTTCTAGTTCAGCTTGTATGTCCCAATAAAGGTCATAATGGGTTTCTTCTAATCCGCGCAATACATCTCGCATTCTTTTTAATAATTCTTTTTCTATGCTCATTCTACCACTCCCGTTGCGCTATCATTGCAGACCGCCATAATCACCCGTGCTGGGCGTTTTGACATCTGGTAAGCACCAACAGCAAGATTCCATTCTTCTTTGGCGTTAGCGCATGCTTGGCGCGTGTCATAAGGTATTGCCGTTGTTGTGTAGGCAATGCGCTCAACCTGTGTTGTTTTGCCGCGTTTGTCGATATTAGTATCGACCGTCAAAAATGACAGCGTTAATGCTAGTGTTGCGCTCATAAAACCGCCTTTAATTTTAATAATTCGCGTTTAATCGTGTAAAGCTCAGTTGTTGCTTTATTGCTTTTTGTCCAAAAATAAACAGCGGTTAAAATAAACACCACATAAGCAATGCCTGTTTCGTCTAGCATCTTTAAAAATTCAATCATAAATCACCTTTGTATTAAAAAAAGCCACTTGTCTTAGCGGCAGAGGTAGGAGTTGTTTGTTATTGCATTAATGCCGCGTAATCGTGATCGCTTTTAAAGTTGTCAATGTAAAAAATATAACCGCCTTTTTCAGCGTCTTTGTAAATATTAATGTCGTTGTCGTTAACGTGTTCATAAACAATTTCTTTTAATTTTTCTGAACCAATCATTTCTTCACCTTCTTCATCAGTAAATGAAATGTCATCAACCAAGCACTCACGATCATCTTCAATGTCGTGGTGAAAAGTAGCTTCAATTCTTTTACCGCTAAGTGTTGCAGTAGCACCAACGCCAATTGTTACGCCATCGTTTGATACGATGTCGAAATAAATTTGTATTTCCATTTTGTTCTCCTAAAATGCGCGGCTTGCACCGCGCTTTGTTGTTGTTAATTGTTTTCTTTGTAAACAGTGACGTAAAACATTTCAGCATTTTTTGAATATTCAATGCCTACTTTTTTTGGACTGTAAGCGTGGGCAATTTTATAAGCATCTAATTCTGTTTCAACAAAAAAAGTAAATCCCCAATCTTTCATCTGCAAATCAATTTGTTTGATTGCTTCAATTTTTTCTGTTTTTGGGTTTTTAATATGTGTTACTTGGTTTTTCATGTTGCTCTCCTAAATTATTTTATTATTGTTTCGCCTTCTTGAAAGCGTGGTTATATATTAAACCCTATATTCTAAAAAGTAAACATATTTTTTTATATTTTAAACAATAGATTCTAAAAAAGCCTGATAAGCCGCTTCATAACCCAGCGCAACGCAAACAAATGCGCCTTCATCATGCGCGGCTTTAAGATATTCAAGCTGCCCGTCTTGCCATTTTGACTTGGTGTGATCTTGCCGCTTCAGCTCGCAAACAAACGTTTTTTGCATTGGAATAATAATATCGGGCGCACCTTTCGTCATGCCTTCGCTTTTTTGCCGTGCTACCTGCTGCCAATTGCGCTTTCCTTCGTTTCTGATATGTGTGGCAATCTTTCCATAAGTCGTCGGGTATTCACGTCTTATACGCGCAAAAAACGTCACTGCTTCAAGTGTTTCACTGGGGCAATCGCCACGAAAACCAACATCGCCATAAACTTTAAGCCACTGGGGGAATTTCATCGTTTCTGAATCTCATGTTGTAATTATGAACCTTGTAAAAATCACCTTGTTTTTGATAAGTGACTGTTTCGGGCGGTCTTGTTCCATTTATCGTAACAGTCATAAAACTGTTGTAGTCGCGCGGGATTTTTGGCGTAAAAAATACGGTAAACGTTCGCCATGCTGTTGTAAATTCAACCCGCAAACATTCGTTGCCGGCTTTGCTAATGGTTGGCTTAACTTTCATATCAAGCACCTCATCGGTCTGTGATTGATATGGATCTGATTTTCGCTCGCGGTATTGCCTAACCAATTTTTCGTTAGGGTCAATTAGTTCTTCTTTGCACCCGCCACAATAACGCGCTGCAACATCGTTCTCATAGTTGCACTCGCCACATGGTTTAAAGCTCCATTTGTAATTGCAATAATCAGATTGACACGATCTGCTATGATGCGCAGGAAAAAATCCGTGTTCTGTTTCAATTCGGTTTCCTTGTAAATCGACAAAATAACCATTATCGTCAATTCCAAATCCAGCATCGTTGTCGCGTGGTTTAGTTTCATTTAATAATCCGCACTCAGGGCAACGTGCAATTAAATATTCACCATCAAACTCTGCATTGTTACTGGTTTTAATGTCGGGATTAAAAACATCACCATCGGGGCAATGTCGCTCGATGTTCTCCGCATAATCTAAGACTAAGCAATCCTGCTTTCCATCGCTTAGACGCAATCCACGCCCAATTATTTGCTGTAATAATGCGGCTGACTCGGTAGCGCGTAAAATTGCGACAACATCGCAGTGAGGTGCATCAAATCCAGTAGTTAAAACCGCCACATTTACTAAATATTTTAAAATCTGCGCTTTGAATTTAAGCAGGATTATTTCACGCTCACGAGCTGGCGTTGAGCCTGTGACAATCGCTGATAATTCTGGCGGTAAAGATTCCATGATCTCACCCGCGTGCTGAATCGTAGCCGCAAAAAATAACACGCCTTTACGATCTCGCGATTGCTCAATAACGTCTGCAACAATCTCAGCCGTTAACCTGCCTTTGCCGTGATACGCCTTGTCGATGTCATCTTTGCTAAAATTACCCATTGCATTAGTTTGCATGTTTAGCGTTTCATAATGCTGGCTATTGATTGCACCAACAATAGGTTGGCACAAATAACCTTGCTGAATTAACTCACGCGCGGTGATCTTGTAAATCAATCTATCAAAATACGGGTCGCGTGTTTTGCTTTCGTGCAACGCCACACCACGCAAATCGTGTTTAAAAATGTAACCCGTTGACATGCGGTATGGCGTAGCTGATAACCCAATAATGCGCAGGTTTTCATTAAATACTTGCAACTGGCCAATAATATGAATGACAGTTGGCGTAATCTTGTGGCACTCGTCAATAATCACTGCGCAGAATTGACTGCCAAAACGATCAATTTGATTTTTAATACTTACAGGCGTTCCAACCACTAACGGATTAGCAAGGCAAGTTTCACCAACGCTTGCACTAAACAATGAAACTGGATTTCCTGTTGCAATAATCTTATCGGCATTTTGCTCAAGCAGTTCTTTGCTCGGCACAATACATAAAACGTGCTTACCTTTGCTTACTTTGTTTAACGATCTGGCTATCTCAGCAACGATGATGGATTTACCTGCACCTGTAGGTAATTCAAGAACGCATGGCGCGGTGTTCTTGCGAACCCATACTATGCAGTCATCATGCGCCTGCTGTTGGTATGGGCGCATTTTCATTTGTTTGCTCCTTGTTGTACTAATAAGTGTTTAACCGCTTCACGAAGTGCAGGTGTGATCGCGTCAATAATGTCAAACGTTTCAAGCGTGGTTTGTTCGATTAGATATTCGTCATTTTGCATAGGTTTAATTCCGCTAGGTTGACTAGGCAAAAGCATCCAATAAACAACTTCGGTAAAATATTCATCATCATTATGGCTTAAAAAAAAATCTCTTGATCCAGCATCAAAACAACATACAGCGTAATTTCCAAGGCAATCAATAGCTAAAACGTTTTCACAATGATTTGGAAACGACGACGTATCTCTTGAGCCATAAATACATTCTGTCCATTTCAAAACTGTTCTTTCTGGCTCAGGCTTTAATTCTGGTTTTGATTTATTTCCGTTTGAAAGATGGCCAATATAATCAGCAATAGATTGCTTTTTAAGATTTTCATAGCCAATTTGCTGCGCGGATGATTTGCTATATCCAGCAGAAATTGCTGCGGCAGTTGCGTTTCCATTATTAGCTAAATAAGCATCACAAAACTGTTTTTGTTTTATTGATAATTTTTCAATCACGACAACCTCCAATATTCACTTGCTGCACCCATATATGGCGTTAAATCTGCATTAGGTAGCAATTCTTTAACAGCTTTGGCGTAACTCACCGCGCCTTTTTTGACTACCTTTGTTAATTTGTGCCCGTTGATCTCGCTGTCTTGTTCTTTGCAATCTCGAACAATATGCTCAAGCACACCCTTTTTAATTGCTTCAAGTTCTGCGATTTGAGCAGACAACTCAAAATAATATTCCACGCGGTACGCTGTCGAGTTTGCGTTATTGGTGGCGCGTTTATCTTGCAAATACTTTTCTGGTTTATCACGCTCAATCAAATATTCGTCATGGAAACTTTTTAGAATTGGCAGGTGCTTATTTATCCATTCGCGATCATAATCAATGGTTTCTATTTGGTCGCCATTTGGACTCCATTGATAAAAATCACACGCGCTCATGTGCGTCACAAATAGTTGCACCTGAATCTGCGCATAATAATGCGGCTGCTGTGCTAATAATTTAAACACAGGTGGATTTTTATCACGTTGACCGTATGGGCATTTAATCTCGATTAGTTTATCAAAACCAGCAAATCCATCGGGACTTGCTCCTAACCAGTAATCATGCGTATAAAAACCGCATTTTTCTACCATAACACCAGTTCTAAACTGGTAATCCATCTTTGCTAAATCTTCGTGAAACGTGCCATATTCTGTGGCTTGGTTGCCTTTAAATTCACGCTCTGCGTTGTGATACTCACGCACCATGTTGCGCATGACATCTTCACGTTTCATAAATGGGGATAATCCAAGTATTGCGCCAACGCTTGAACCTGTAACGCGATATTTTCGTTGTACAAACCATTCTGGTGTTCTTTGTTCTATCATTTTACTCACCTTTATTTGCTGCACGTCCATGTGCGTTTGTTTAATTAATTATCAGAAAGGAACATCGAAATTATCATCAGCAATTTCTGGCGTTGCTTTAAGTGCTTGCACAGGTTCTTCAACACTGCGAGGTGATACTGCTGCAACCCAGTTGCCTGTTTTGTCGTTTATCTCCCACACCATGACTTTAATTAACATGGGTTTATTCATTATTTGCAGTAACGTTACATTAGTTGGTGCTGCATTAAACTGTGCTAATACTCCACCAGCATTTTTATCAATAGCGGCAAGCATATTTAAAGCCTTGTCGCGTTTCTTTGTGTCTGCGTCAAATACGCGCACTTTTTGAAAAACTTTCCGATTTTTATAGGCGTCTGGTTTGTTTACTGTCCACGCCAAATTAATATATTCATCGCCTTGATATTCCGCAATATTGGCTTCAGTAATCATGGCTAAGCATGTTGTGTTTTCCGGTATCAACGCAATACCACCACCTGATTCAAATTTACCCGTTGTGTCTGTTGCGCTTTTACCTTCGCTTGTTTGCCAAAAACTCATAATTATTCTCCTAAAAATTTTAATAATGGATTGATTCCGTGTTGGATAAAAATATCGTCAGTTAATCCCATGCGGTTTTTGCTAACGCTTGACGCTTCACTTGTGCATTGAATAATCCGCTCACCCGTGCTTTTTGCTTTTGATTTCTTTTGTTCATCTTTCATCACAAAAGTTTCTAGGCGCATAAAACCTACAAAATCTGCATCATCAATGTAATGGCTTTGTGATTTCTTTTCCATTTTTAAGCCGTACTGTTGATAAGCATCACTGTCTGGCAAATCAATTGTGTTTAATTCTGCGTGGCTTAAAAAAACAATGTTCATGTCTTTTTTATCCACTAAAATCTGACACGCTTTGCGTACTCTGCCGTGCATAGATGATAATGCCTGATAACCTGCGCCATAACCGCCCATTGCAAGTGCTAGGGCTTTCGCGCTGGTGTTGCCTTTGGTTATTTCGTCAGTAAACAGACGATCTAATTTACTAATTGAGTCAATCACAACTGTTTTATAGTCGTGTTGCTCATTGATAAGCGTTAACAATTGATTATAAATATCGTCGCTGCTTGTAAGCAATGGGAAAGCGTCAGGCATTGCGTTTGCAGGTACAGAAGATAAACCGTCTTCAGCTCTGATAAAAATAGGTGCGGGAAATGTGCTGGCTAGGCTGGTTTTGCCAATACCTGCGCCACCGTAAATGGTGAACAATCGGTATTTATTAACGGGTTTGCTAATCGTGCTTAAAAGGCTCATGCTACACCTCCAGCATAAACAGCAGATTGAAAATAAGAGCGTGCAACTTCACTTACTAAATAAGTGTTAGTAAATGATTGGAATTTTTTTGTTGCGTGTTGGGCATAAGCTAAAGATAATTCTGTGCGGGTGCTTTCGTCAGAATCAATAAAAGAATCAACCATGTTGTCTTGGCTAATTGAATTTGCAACTGATTGTGCAAACATCAAAACATCGGCTGGGTGTACGCCCATTGATGCTGCCAAATTAATAACGTCTTGTGAGTATGTCATTGTGTTGCTCCGCATTGGGATTAAAAAAAATAATTTGTTACTACGGGTACTATATTACTAAAAATAGTTTATAATGTAAACATATTTTTTTATTTTTTAGAAAACAGCAAGGAAAACACAATGACACCAGATGAAATCAAAGAAAAATTACGCGTGATGAACATTAGCAAAGTAGCGGAAGAATCGGGCGTGTCGCGCAATATGCTGCATCGATTTTTGCACGATCAGTTTAAAAAAGAAAAAACACCTTATGAAAAAACCGTTGAACGCTTAGCGCAATATTTAGGAAAATTATGAATGATTTATTAAATGCAATACGCGCTTCAGGCATAAACCCGCCAACGCATATAAATCAGCACGGCATTACGCGCTTTGCCACTACAGGCAAAGAGAAGTCTGGCTGGGTATCATTATTTATAGACGGCAAAGGCGCATGTTATGGTGACTGGAAATCGGGCGAGCAACACGTTTGGTTTGCTGATGGCTTTAGAAGTAGCGAAAACGATTACGAACGCGAACAAGCTATTGAGAAAGCCAAAGAAGAACGGGATTTTGCTTACAGCAACGCAGCGTTTAACGCTCAGGAGCTGTACGCAAAACTCCCTCACGCTTTAGATCACGATTATTTGACGCGCAAAAATGTTAAATCACACTCAGCACTGCGCATTTATGACGGCAAACTCGTTATTCCTGTTTATGGCGTGGGTGGTGAAATCCAGTCGCTTCAATATATTGCTACCGATGGCACAAAACGCTTTTACACGGGCGGTAAAATGCAGGGCGGTTACTTCACTATTGGTGAGCCGTCCGACATGGTCATTATTGCCGAAGGTTTTGCCACCGCCATGACAATCCACGAAGCCACAGCACAATGTGTTGTGGTTGCGTTTAACGCTGGGAATTTAAAGCCAGTGTGCGACATGGTGCGCAGTCAGTACAAAGGCAGGGTGATTATATGCGCGGATAACGATGCAAGCGGTGTAGGTATCGAGAAAGCCAATAAATGCGGGGTAGAAGTTATCCACTCGCCCATTGTTGGTGAAGATTTTAACGACATGGCAAAACGCGCAGGCATATTAGCGGTTGCGGATCTCATTATTGGCAAAAGGCAAAACCTGTTTGTTTCAGTGCATGATTTAATGGCAAACACGACACGCGCTGACTGGGTAATTAAAAATCTGCTAGAGCGTGGCTCAAACACATTACTTTTTGGTGAATCTGGCGCGTGTAAATCGTTGATTGCGATGGATTGGGCGTTCTGTATTGGCAACGGTATTCCGTGGCACGGTCACAAAACTAAAAAAGGCACGGTTGTGGTCATTGCTGGTGAGGGTCATCGAGGGCTTGCAATGAGGATGCAAGCTCTCAAACAAAAATACAACATGAATCCTGACAATATTTATTTTAGCACAAAAAGCGTTAATTTGCTCGATACAGATGCGGTGACGCGTGTAGCCAGTATATTAGATGGCTTAGGGCTAGACGAGCCACCATGCGCCATTTTTATCGACACAATGCACAGAAATATGCACGGTGACGAGAATAGCAGCGAGGATATGGCGATATTTTTGGCTAACATGGAATTATTGGCTAAGAAATACAACGCAGCTATTTCACCAGTGCATCACAGCGGTCATGGTGATAAAGGTCGGGCGCGTGGAAGTTCAGCCATTAAAGCAGGCATGGACGCAGAATTTTGCATGACAAAGAAATCAAAGATGGAAGTGACACTGTCATGTACTAAATCGAAAGATTTTAGCGCAGGCAGTAATATGGATTTTAGAATAAAAGTAGTTGATCTTGAAGGCGACTGTTTTTATGACGAGGATGAAGGAAAACAGATTGAAGGCGTTTATTTAGAATATGTTGGTCAAGCTGAAGATAAAATAGAGTTATCCAAAACCGAACAACAGACTTTTGACGGCATGAAAAAAGCCATTGAAATGACAAAAATACAAGGTGAAAAATATACATTGCTTGGAAAAGACCATTTTGTACTAACTCTTGTACAATGGAAGCCATTTGCTTATGAAATGTACACAGATAAAAATGCTGGCAGACACAAAGGCAACTTTGACAATAGTGTTAAATCTTTGTTAAATCAAGAAGTTATAGGAAATGATGGTGATTATTACTGGATTAAATAACTATGTACATTTATGTACATTGTATATAAATGTACAATGTATAAAAGTGATCCAAAAAATGTACATACATATACACACCCCTTTAGGGGTGTATATGGATGTATATGGATTTGTATATTTAGCTGTATGAATAATAAATTTACATTTTTTTACTTTTTAGAATATAATCTTTTTAACCAACCAACTCAGAAATAACTTTATGGCGATTTATCAATAACTGGGTTGGTTGGTGACAGTTTGGAAAGACAAGCACTATCAAGTCATAACAGACTGGCTCTAAGGTGGTCGCGGTCATTGGTACAATGACAACTGACGCTCTATGGTGTAAGTCCTCACCTGTTATGACTTGATAGTACGCGCACAGCGCACCTGTAATGGCCAGACGCTCAGAAATAGGAGACTTGGGATTGGCTGAAAGTACGCCAACGAATACTGAGATTATTATCAACCAAAACACGGCCACCACTCATTGCAGTTTATGGCGTGGTGGTTTTTTAACTATGAAGAATTAAACCCTAACGCGTGTCCTCTCGCACGAAAAAAAGACGGGAGCAGTTTTTACCGCAGCATTTCTGATAATTTTGCACTGCGGGGTTATGGTTTAATTACTTGATGGTTAACTTAACAGGAACAAGAATGAATATATGCAGTTTTGGTGGAGGTGTTCAATCAACTGCAATGGCTATATTAGCTGCGCAAGGTAAAATCAAAGTTGATGCGTTTGTTTTTTGTGATACGGGATTTGAACAAACAATTGTTTTTGATTTTCTTCACGCGTTTACGTTGCCAATGCTTGAAAAAGCAGGAATTGCATTTTATATTGCTAAAGCAAGTGATTATTCTAAATATTTTGCTAATATGGATATGCCACCTTTTTTTTTTAATGAAGGTCGTGGTCGTACTTTTTGCTCAAATCATTGGAAAAAAGATGTATTTATTAGTTTTTGCAATGAAAAATTTAAACAAAAAAAATACAATGTTTTATACGGTTTCTCAATTGACGAAATCCACAGAGCAGCAAGAATGAAACCATCTAAAAAATGGAATAAAGTTTTTCCGCTGCTTGATTTGCAAATGCGCAGAAGTGATTGTATTGCATTAGTGCAAAAAACGTTTGATACTGAACCACCAAGATCATCATGCTGGATGTGTCCAAACCATACGCAAAAAGAATGGGCGCATGTTATGCAGTCACAAGATCGTGAAAAAGTGATTGAATTTGATAAAACCGTATTACAACCAAAAGGCTATTTTTTAACGTCACAGTTTAAACGAATTGAAGAATGCGATTTTATTGATGAGCATGAGGTTATGTTTACGCGGTTATGTAGTGGCGGATGTTTTTTATAATAACAGGAACAAAACTGCATGAAGCGAAAAGAGAAACGATCAGCTAAGTTTGCACCACAAAATGATTATTATGAGCCGAAAATTAAACCAATCCGAGCATTAAACAAAACACAGCAACAATATCTGAATCAAATACGCGCTAATGTCATCACATTTGCCATTGGTAGCGCAGGAACGGGTAAAACGTATATAGCGGCAGGGGTAGCCGCTCAAATGCTGTCAGAGGGCATTATTGACACAATTATTATGACGCGACCCAATGTTGAAGCTGGTCGTGGTTTTGGTTATTTGCCGGGTGAATTATCTGAAAAATATGCGCCATACATGGAGCCTTTGCTAGATGTGCTTAATGAGCGATTTGGGAAATCTCACACAGAATATTTGCTAAAGCGTGGATCTATTCAGTTTAAACCACTGGAGTTTATGCGTGGCAAAACGTTTGCACGGTGTTTTTATATTTTAGATGAAGCGCAGAATTGCACACCACAGCAAATGAAGTTGTTTTTAACGCGCATTGGTGAGGATTGTAAAGTGATTATTGATGGTGATATTGAACAAAAGGATATTACAGGCATGAGCGGTTTACAAGACGCGGTTAATCGATTACAAAATGTGGATAAGATAGGCATGGTTGAGTTTACGGTGGATGACGTTGTGCGCTCAGGCATGTGTAAAGAAATATTGATGGCTTATAGGGATTGAAATGCAAATCACACAACGTAAAACAGCGGATTTAATACCGTATGTTAATAACGCACGAACACACAGCGAACAACAAGTGTTGCAGATTGCGGCAAGTATAAAAGAGTTTGGTTTTAATTCGCCCGTGCTGGTTGATGGTGAGAACGGCATCATTGCCGGTCATGGTCGCGTTATGGCGGCTAAAAAATTAAATCTTGATGAAGTACCAACCATTGAGCTTAAACACCTCACTAAGACGCAAAAGAAAGCATATATCCTTGCAGATAACCGCTTGGCGTTGAATAGTGGTTGGGATAATGATTTGTTGGCGTTAGAGCTGGGGGAATTATCTGATGATGGGTTTGATTTGGATTTGCTTGGGTTTGATGTTGATGAATTGGGTATTGATGGTTTTGAAGCTGATGAAGTTGAAATGCCAGAATTACGCAGCGGTGACAAAGAGCCGTTTCAACAAATGACATTTACATTGCATGATGAACAAGTCGAACAAATAAAAGCAGCGTGTGATATTGCAAAAAAAATGGGTGAATTTGATTCGCCAAACGAAAACAGCAACGGAAACGCACTGGCGCGAGTTTGCGAAACTTATGTGACTGATTATGGCAACAGCTAAAGATATTCATGTTGCACCAATTTCAGCAAAAAATGCTAATGAAATTATAAAACGCATTCATTACAGTGGAAAAGTTGTGCCGAATAGTCAATTACATATTGGCGTTTTTTTAAATGGTAAACTTGAAGGTGCAATGCAATTTGGTCCGCCAATAAATAAAAAAGGTACTCTAGAAATTGTTGCTAATACGCAATGGAATAATATGCTTGAATTAAATAGAATGGCGTTTAGTGAAAAATTACCGCGCAACAGTGAAAGTCGCGCAATGAGCGTGGCTTTTAAAATTATAAAAAAAAATTATCCACATATTGAATGGATTGTTAGTTTTTCAGATGGTACGCAATGCGGAGACGGTACAATTTATCGCGCTGCTGGTTTTGTACTGACTGACATTAGAATAAGTGATGCTTTGCGTATTGAGCCAAACACTGGAAAAGTAATGCACGTCATACAAGCGCATCACCTTATGAAAACAAAAGAATTTAAAACATGGCAACCAACAAAAGGCTTTCAACTTCGCTATGTTTATTTTTTAAACCCAAAAGCAAAAGAAAGATTAACCGTGCCTATTGTTCCATTTTCAAAGATTGACGAAATGGGCGCGTCAATGTATAAAGGCATTTCAATTAAGCGTGGCACAAAGGCTATTTCTAGCGACCAGTTAGAAAGCGGAGGTGCAATCCCTACCGCCACGCTCCAATCATTAGGAGAACCAAATGGCTCTCACACCTAAACAAGAACGCTTTGCTCAACTCGTTGCAGAAGGCAAAACACAGGCTGATGCTTATCGTGGGGCTTACGATGTTGGCGAAAATACTAAAGCAGCAACAGTTATTAAAAGAGCTGGCGAACTAATGACAGACGGGGCTATAACGGGGCGTATTGAAGAATTGCGCAAACCAATCATTGAAGCTGTTGGCATCACGCTTGAATCGCATTTAAAAGATTTAATGACATTGCGTAACCTTGCTGTAAAAAATAATCAAATAAACGCGGCTATTACGGCTGAAATTGCCAGAGGTAAAGCAGCAGGCGTATCAACAGATCGCGTTGAAGCAACTATAAAAACAGGTTACACATTTGTGGTTGAGCGAGCAGCGCGTGAAGATTAGGCTAAAACTTACAGAGCCCCAAGAAGATTTTATCTTCAGTGAAGCAATCCACCCTGCAATGGTGGCGGGATATGGCGCGGGGAAATCACAAGCCGCTGTCATTCGATTAGCCTTGCTTGCACTTAAATACGATGGCTTATCGTTTGGATTTGTTGAGCCTACTTATGATCTTATACGGCTGATTGCCTTTCCGCGCTTTCAAGAAATACTCGATGAGTGGGGAGTTAAATATAATCTTAATAAAGCTGATGCTATTATCAAACTCGAAAACAATTCGCAGATTATTTTTAGATCAGCAGACAACCCAGAGCGTTTAGTTGGGTTTCAATTAGCCGATGCAGTTATCGATGAAGCCGATACGTTGCGTGTTGACCAAGCCAAACTGGTTTGGACTAAAATGCTTGGACGGATTAGAGAGCGAAAACCAGACAACTCGCCTAACACGCTTGCAGCAGTATCAACTCCTGAAGGTTTTGCTTTCATGTACGAAATGTGGGGCAAAGAACCACGCGATGGCTACGAGTTAATTAAAGCACCTACTTCAAGCAATCCATATTTGCCCGATGGCTATATCAAGCAACTTGAAGCAACCTATTCAAGCGCACAATTATCCGCGTATCTTGATGGCAATTTTGTAAACCTTAACGCTGGGAGCGTCTACCATGAGTTTGACAGAAATCTTAATTCATCCATTGAAGTTATTAATTCAGACGATGTTTTGCATGTTGGGTTGGATTTTAACGTTTCCAATATGTCTGCTGTTATTCATGTATTGCGCGGTGACAGCGTTCATGTTGTTAATGAGCTCACTGGCGTGTTCGATACGCCAACAATGGCGCGGCTATTAAAAGAAAAATACCCGTCACACAGAATTTTAATTTATCCTGATGCAAGCGGTAACGCTCGAAAATCAAACAACGCAAGCGAATCAGATCACAGCATTTTGCGCTCGTACGGGTTGCAAGTGTTGGTTAATTCACGCAATCCATTCATTAAAGATCGCGTGTTATCAGTTAACGCCATGATTCACAATTTAGGCGCAAGACGTTATTTTGTTAATGCGCAGTATTGCCCGATGCTTGTTGAATCACTTGAAAAGCAATGCTATGCAAAAACGGGTGAGCCTGACAAAGCTGGTGGATTTGACCACGTTGTTGATGCAACAGGTTATTTTATTGCGTATAGATACCCGCTAGTGAATAATAGACCATCATTTGCAGCAATTACAGGAATATAAAAATGGCAGTCGATACAAAACACAGCGAGTATCACGAATATTATGAAATATGGGAACGATGCGAACACGCGTCAGAAGGGCAAGACGAGATCCACGAATATGGTATTA